CGGGGTGGGGGGTAAAACGATGGAGGCGATACCAGAACCATCAGTGTACGTGGAACTGTTTCGTCTTGGCGATGAACATGGCCATGACTACCGTGGCTCCAGCAGCTTCCATGGCACAGATGAATGCTCGTGACGACTGTCCCGTGGTGTAGATATCATCGATGACCAGGACATTCTTTTCTTTGAAGAAGTCTGCATCGACATGCACATAGTGCTTGATGTTCGTAGCCAGCTCATAGTCACCAGTGACATGCGCCCGTTTCCGGCTTCCGCTGACCTGTACGCGGTCGAAACCGTCAATGGCACCAGTGAGCCTGCAGAGCATAGCAGAGAACTGCTTCCAGCGTCGCACATGCGAGTACCTGGTACTGGCAGGAACGCACACAACGACCACGTTGCTCATATCGACAGCTGACAATGTCCGGGCGAACTGCTTAGCGAACATCCTTGAATAGACGTTCCTGCCGTCCTTGAATCCCAGGATCATGTAATTCAGGATCTTCTGCTCTTCAGAAGTCCTTCTGAGGAACCTTTGAGGAACGTAGTCGTAGAGTGCGTACTTGAACATAGCTTTCTTCGATGATGATGATGTTAAACGAAAGAAGCCCAGCTTACTGCTGGACTTCCGTTGACATATTCGCGATAGTGGCCGAGGCCTTTTGTTTGGCAATGACTGCCTTCAGGTGGCGTATTGTCTTGTAGTCGATGGCTATGTTCTTCTGTTTTTTTAGGAAGAAGACGTAGCTGAGCGTCTTGGTTGCCGTTTTGCAGTAGTGTTTCTTGCAGCGGCTGTTGGTGACTGACACCTCCCAAACGAGGTACTCTGAAGCGTTAGATTTCACGAGCTGTGCAGTAATCTGCTGGGTTGCATTCTGTTTTTCCATAATTTGTTTCTCCTATTTTTAAATGTTATACATTGGTTATTATGCGATTCTATAGACTTCCACGTAGATGACATCCATCATGTCGTTCTGGGCGATACGATCTGCCTGTTCCCTTGCATCTGATTCTGAAGAAGCTTCTATCTCATATTCCTGATAGTTCCCGTCCTCGCCGTTCACTACTACCTGATAGAAACCTGTTCTTCTGCCTGAGCGCTTACCGAACTGAGAATTGAATGCTGATGTCTGAATTGAAGTTGTCATAATGCTTTGTTTTTTAGAGGTTTGACTTGAAGCACTGGGTGCTTTTGTAATTTTTACGTGCATTAGAGAGCAACAAGGAGAAGTCATGAAAATGCAAGGAATTACTAGGAAAATCAACGGAATACCCCATTTTCTTGGCATCAGGAAAATGGTGGAAGGCTGCCGTTTATTTTGCGACGTAATATGCATCGCGGTACTTGCAGAATGACGCTTGTGCTAACTTTGCAAAGGAAAAATAGGAAAGAGCCCAGAAGCTGAAGGTCCTCGAGAAACATGGCATGACAACATCAGGCATCAGCAGTCACAGTCCGGAGAGTGCATAGACAGATGAACATACCCATTCTGTAGTAAACGGTGTGGACAGGGTAAGAATAGGTAAGGTAAGCTTCCAGGAGATGCAAGGCAGGCAGCGCACAACGCCCATGACATGAGTGTCATCCGGAAGTCTTTGAATGGCATAGGATGTATGACGGAAAAGGAGAAACGGATAATGGAAGAACGAAAAAGAAGCAATCCTGCAGATGTACAGCCAGAAGTCAAACCCTTCAGAGCACCCGTGGGGTGAAGAAAGCAACAGCCCCCTCCATCACGAAGGGAGCTGCACTACTACTAAAACAAAAACCTAAAACATAATAATAATACGATTAAATTAATAGAAGAGGCATTACCGCCGTAATACCGGTAGGGCTATGTCATGCCACGCCACCGCCACCACCGCCAGCGAAGGATGCCGATCCGGTCTCAACAGCTATGCAGAGGGTATCGAAAGCATCAGACCCGTCCGTACGCGTCTCGAGACGGTCTTCCTCGGTTTCTGGTTTCTTCTCGCCCGACTTATCCTTCAGGTTGGAGCCGTTCACGGTCATGGCAGAGTCTATGGACACAAGCAGGTCAGGGTTGTTCTCCTGGTTAATGAGAACCTGGTACCGAGCCTGCCCTAGAAACATGCGGTTGATGAGTGCGTGTTTCACTGGGTGCTTCCAGGGCTGCCCGATGTATATCTCACGGACAGTCCATCCGTTCTTGATGAAGCAGTATTTGATGACGGTGCGGAAATCGTTTTTGTCAACACCATAGTTATTGCCCACGAAGGTGGAATCATAGCAGAACACGACTTCCTTATGACGCAGCGGTCCGTAATAGGCACAGACGTCATCCACGAGTTCCGGAAGACGGCGTTCGTACTTGGTGTAGAAAGACTTGAGGACGCGGAGATTCATGTCCTTTCCCGGCTGTCCAACGACACACCAGTTGATGTTGGCGTTTGCATCGAAGGCGACATAGAGGGGTTCCGTTTTGGCGATATCGGCATCCATGCGACAGTCAACATTCCGGAGCTTTGACATGTCGAAGTTCAGCGAGTCGATGTATGTCTTATCGACAGCAGTATATAGGTTCCTGTCTGTCTTGGCATTGTAGAAGGAGTCCTCTGAGTGCTCCACGCGCTGGCACATGATGGTTGTGCGGAAGGTAGCCGGTGGCATGTCACGGTGACACTGTTTGATGAAATCCTCTCCGAGGATCTCGAGGTTCTCAATGCTGGAGAACTCTTTATAGAGATAGGTGTCAGCCCTGAGCATATTGATAGCCTTTGACAGTCGCTTCAAGCGGTAGCGCTCCGTGGCAGTCACCGTCTCATGGCGTTCCACCTTGTCAGCAATCTGCTGCCTGAGCTGGTAGAAGGAAGCCACCAGCCCCTCGAGTAGTCTCAGCTGCTCCTGGTCGCACTTCTCGCGGTCGTTCAGGAACCACGAGCCTTTCTTGGTTGTCGGCATGTCGGAGAACTTGGCTATGCCGTGATGGTAGTAGAGGTGGCCGAAGGCGTTGCCGTTGCCTCGGTTGGCCGGCAGCGTCTCATCCTTGAACTGTTCGAAGTCGATGAACTTTGCCTCGTCGATGAGCACGAAGTCGAACGACTGTGAGTTTGATGTGCCCTTGCGGTCCTGGCTGATGATCGTAGCATATGCCCCCGTATAGAACGACAAGGTGTTCTCCCAGTTCATCGGCTTGATGATAGGTTCCTGCCATCCCCACTCCTTGGCGGGCTTCCTGCCCCAAGTATAGTGCACGTTCTCGACATATCCCCAGCGTCTGAGGTGTGTGTCCCATGACGGGAGGATGTTCGTCCACATGCGCTTGGAGTTGGGAGCCACGAGGGCGGTGTTGCTGCCAGGCATTCCCTCGATGTTACGACGGAGGACGGAAGCAGCGATAAGGCCCTTACCGATGCCACGGCCAGCAACCACCGTGATATCCTTGCACAACAGGGCAAGTATATACGACTGTGCCCTATTCAGGTATTGCTGTTGTATTTCCATTCTCCAAGAGCTTTACGGGTTCGTTAGCTATCTCCACGGCATCGGCATCCTCTGCGATACACTCCAGCGTGGTACCGCTGTACTTGGCAATGAGCTTGTCCATGACCTCATAGACGTTGGGGATGGGCTTGAAGCCCAGTGACGACACGTCAAACACGAATACAATCTTAGGAATTTGCGAGAATCCATAGTCACGCTCATCTGTCTTGTCAAGGCCGTTGTACTTGCCATACTGCTGTGCGAGCTTGGCGATGGCTGCAGCATCCTGCTTTCGCAGCGCTATCGCATAGCCCTCCATGATCATGTTGTTGAAGCGCCATCGGTGCCACTCCTTCGTGCACATCTGCAGGCTGCCTACGATGGCATGCAGTATCTCGATGTCCTCATAGGCCTTTCTCTTGGAGAGAGGCTGTCCGTCTTCCTCATAGCTGGAGGTGATATAGTCAATGTATTCGCGGTCCTTCTTCAGAGGGTTGCGAAGCATGTAGTTGTAGATGTCGCGCAGTCGCACGATGCGCTGAATCATCTGCGGGGCGAGGCCGTTGCGCTGCATCGTCTCCACAGGCAACATGAGGTTGTCGCTGTATGTATCTATCGGGAATCTCATTCTATACTGATTTGTGCGGTACGCAGCCATTCCGTAGCTTTTTCAATAGCTGTAGGAGAGCCGACGTCTGCCAGGCGCAGCGTCTTCTCGTGTAAGTCGCGGGCGCGTTCTGCCAGCACCCTGCGGTACATCTTACCTGCAGGTTTGAACTCATTGAGGAACTCCGCCTCCTCTTCACCACTCAGTCCCAAAAGGCTTCCAATCTCCTGAGGGGTCATTAGCAGACGTGCCAGTTTCTCCGCTTCCTGTAATAATTCCGGTGCCATGTGCGATATCTATTTCTACCGATCGTTCTACGATGGAATATTCCATCTGTTTCATTAGCTGCTCGTACACATCCGCATCTGTTGTGACGATTGTTGATTCGGCACGGTTTCCGTAAGTCTGATTCTGGGAGGTGACCACAGACACCTTCCAGTTGCGGTTGTGAATGAGCAGCACCTTAGAGTGGTTCTGACCAAGGAACACATTATCGAAAGCACCCGTCATCAGATGCTCCAGCTGGACGGTCTTACGCGCTGCGCGTTCGTCGAGCAGCAGCATAGCTTTCTCCACCTTTTCCTTTTGCCTGAGTAGGAAAAATCCGTTCAGGAACGGTTCGCTGGTGGAATAGCTGCTGACAAAAACAGAAGCCCGGCCTGTCTGTGCGAGTATCCAGTGCAGCAGTCCGAGCGTGTGAAGTCCTTGACCGAAATAGGCCTGTATAGGTTTTTCGGCCAAAGGCTTCAGCAGGTCATGTATATCCTTACCCTTGGGCATCTGGAATAACTATACCGATGGCCTTCAGGCGGGCGGCAGTCTTTTCGGTTATTTTCTGACGAAGGGCAAGCAGCGTATTCACAGACTGCTGCAGAGCAAGCAGCTGCTCATTGGTGTTGCTCTTGCGCTGTAGTGCACGCGTTATGGCAGTCCGTGCGTTCTGGATGGTTTTCAGGTTGTCCGTGAAAGAATCAACACTGTCTTTCTTCTCTTGGCCCTTTGCTGATGGTGTCAGCACAAAGGTGTCATACCTCTTATAATCCTTACGCAGCTCTTTGTCTGCCTGACGTAGCAGGTGGCAAAGTTCATTGCCGTCGCAAGACTGGTAACCCGGACGTGCTATCATCTGGGAGAGCTGGGCGTGAAGCTGGCGGATCTTTTTCCACCGCTCACTGTTCCGGTTCCAGCACTCCTGGATAGACTCAGGTAATGTATCATGGTCCGGACGCTTCCCACGGATACCTGTAACAGGAACAAAGGGAAGCTCTTCCTCGCTGACATCCACAGGGCGTTGGGACAGTGTTTCACGGATCAGCGTCACTGTCTCGGTATTAAAGAGGAATACTTCATCCTTTGATTTCAGCCCTTTTTGATGAATGTCATAGTACTTCTTGAGGTCGCTGCGGATCCAGGGGAGCATCGACCTTGGACGGACCATCGCACTATTGTATATACCACGTGAACGTACAGGATCGCATTGAAGCAGCAATTTTGCAGCATCCATGACTTCCTGGTCGCTCGGTTTGTCGTTTTTCAAGAAACGACCGATTTGTTCTGCAAGATAATTATTCATCGTATTACTAAAAAAAGCGGTGGCAAGGCTGAACAGCCCACAGCCACCGCCATTACTGATTATGGTTGATTAATTAGCCATGACCCTGATTTTCCAGATCCGCATACTTCATGACCTTGCCTGTCTGACAGTCGAGGTATTCCGTACTTGAAAGAGGAAGCTTGCCTACATAGGTAGGAACAGGACACTCGTCGTACACCTGGATGGCGATCGACGTCGTAGTGGCTCCCGTTACCTCTGCACCGGTATCACCGGATGGTGAGGTGTGGCACTTGAAGGCCTCATTGCCCAGCACGCAGAACTTACCGTCGCGCTGCTGGTAAACATACACGAGGTCTTCGTTAAGGGCCTGACGTGAGAAGCCCTTGACGGCATCAGGCTGACCGGCTACGATGGCATTAGCCTGGTTATTGAAAAGCTTGGAAGGATCCTCACCGACAGTCTCGAAAGTCACGTTGGATGCTTCGTCCTTCAAGTCGATGAACGAGAACACGCCATTCTCGGTCAGCGTGAAGTCACCGCTATACTTGGCCAGGTCTTCCATCTTGACATTCTGGTCAGAGGGACCAGGCAGAGTCGGCCATACGACAATCTTTACCTTGGGTGTGTAGTAGAGACGACGGCGGATGCCAGGCTGAATGCGCTGTCCGGGACATGCCTCTACGGACTCATAACATGATTTGGTATTGCAAGTTGGTTCCATATACTTTTTTATTAATAAAAGCGGGCGACTGCCGTTCTAAACGCCGACAAACACAGTTTGGAGGCAGCCACCCGTGAATCAGAAAAATGTCCTTATTCAGATGCAACAGTCAGCGCATAGCTGGCATGTGCAGCATTATAGTTCTCGTCACCTGCGAAGGAAGCAGTGATGAGCGTAGTACCGGCACCTACGAGTGTGACAGCACCAGTAGCAGAATCGACAGTAGCCACCGTCTCGTCTGAAGAGCTATAGGTCAGAGTCTTTCCAGCAGGATTTACCGTTGCAACCGGAGAGCTGAACTCCTGTCCCACGGTAGCATTTGCCACTGCGTTCTGGAAGCTGACTGTAGCGTCAGACTTAACGACGATAGTCTCTGGCTCGTCATCGTTATCGTCATCGGTGTTTGCTGATTCAGGACTGAGGACGCCGACATGCAGAGCCTCCTTGGAGAGCGTGCGGATCTGCAGTCCATAGACGCTTGCAAACTCGAAGGTGATCACCCACGACTTATACTTGGCAATACCCACATGGTTCTCCTGACCCATGATATCGGTACCCAGCAGGAAGTTGGGCTTGGTGGATATCTTCAGGAAGTTGGAGCCTGCCATGTTGTCGAGGACGGCGAACTCACACTTGTTCTGTGAGCCTTCGAGGAATGTCTTCTCGAATTCCTTGTTGTATGGCAGTGCACCGTGACGTGCCTGGTAGTCGTCAATATAAGCCCAGTAGATCTCAGGAGACATATACATGAATGTCTTCTGACCACGAAGGTTGGCGTCTGCAGAGCGCCAGTACTCCTTTAATACATCAACGGCATTGGTCTTGTCGATGCTGCCGAGGTTGATAAGGTTACCCTTGCTTACTGCCAGGTCTTCGCCGCTTTCAATCTCCTTGGCGATAATGGTATCGAAGGAGTTGAAGAGATCCGCGGTCGTGTGACCGTTCTTATTACGAACGCCACCCACGAAGACCACATCATTGATGTGCTTACCGATCTTGGCAGCAAAAAGGGATACGAGCTTGCGGGCTATATAGCCTGCAGAGATCTCGTTCGTACCACTGGCCAGCGCCTCGCCATAGATGCTATGGAAGAGAGGCATCGGGTCAAAGTCGCGCGAGCAGTTGCCGGGGAACACCTCCAAGGTGCGACCCTTGATCTCGTAATCGGCATCCTTGTGGTTGCCTGTCTTACTCCAAGGTCCGAGTTCTGCATCGCCATCCAGTTCACCGAAGGTCAGCTGGTTACGGATGCCTGGAAGCACGGTGACATACTTGGCGGTCTGGTCCTGGAACACCATGAAAGGCATCTGAAGAAGCTCTTTCTGGAATTTCTGGCAGCTCTCTCTGAGCAGTTCCGGAGTGACTACTTCCTTCATCACATCGGGAGTCATGTCTGCAATCTTTCCCATTTAAATCATGTTTTTAACATCGTTGTACATGTCCTTGGCACTGACATCCTCCACTTTTTCCTCATTGTGAACATGAGATGTGTCGTCGCCAGCCTTTTTCTTGAACTCATCGAACTGTTTCTGGAGGTCGGCAAGAGCCTGCTCTGCAGTTTTCTTGTCATCCTCGGCTTTCTTTTTCTCCGCCTCGAGTGCAGTGATACGGTCAGCCTTGGCCTTCAGATCGTTCTCAATATTCTGCAGCTGCTCTTCTGTGAGCGCTGCCTCACCCTTCTCGTTGAGGATGATGTCCTGCACGGCTATCACCGCACAGATCATGTTAAGAATAATCTTTTTCATCTCTGGTTGTTTATTAGTTGAAGATTCGGTTGATTCATCTGTGACCTCGTCATCGATGGCTTTGTTAAAAGCTGAGCGTATGCGCTCCAGGAAACCGCGACGGTGCTTGGCTTCCTTATGCTCATCGGAGGGGATATCGGGCAGTCCGAAATGCTCGGTCAGCCCGTTATATGCCAGGTAATAGTTCTTAATGGACTTGGCATGCGTCTCGAATTCATCTTCATCGATCACGCTGTCAGCAATGCCGAAATCGACAGCATCCTGCGCCATCATCCATTTCTCCTCGTCCATCTTCGACATATTCTCCTCCATCGTCTTTCCGTTACGTGAAGAGTAAATGTCGGCAATGGCCTTATCGAAGGTATCGAGGTCATCACGATATTTACGGAAGTTTTCTATAATCTGGTCGATACCTTTCTTGTTGGCCGTAGTCCATACATCAAGTGTATAGCTGCTGTTATGGATGAGCATCATGGAGCCTTTGGCTATCTTGACACTCTTCGCCTTCATACAGAGAACGGTGGCAGCACTTGCTGTCATACCGACAATGAACATATTACACTTTCCGTGTGCCTTGATAAGCTCACAGATGGTAATACCCTCATCAAGATAGCCACCAGGCGAGCTGACGGCAATATTCACCTCCTTGTCTTTATTTTCGTCAAGGAAGTGACGTACCTGTGCTGCTGTGGTACCTCTTTGGCCCGTCCACCAGTCGAAGACGACGCCAATAGTTCCAGTGATATAAAAATCGAAATTCATAATTACTCCAGTCTTTGCAAAGATGATTTTATGCAAAGATAGGAGTAATTACACTCGTTACAAAATACCTAATTAATAATAAGGAGTGGCGGGTAGGTTGATTTCCAGGTGATGGTGACAGTCTTCGCCATCCCGTCCACAGCCTTTTCAGGATATGGGTTTTCTTCCTTGACGACGGGATAGGGTCTGGAAGATGTGCCTATCAGGAACTGCTCCCCTGTCTTGGATGTTAGCCGGAAAGCCATACCACGCAAGTCCGAGGGAGTCTTGTCGCATGTTTTAAAGGTAGCGGTCGTTGTGTAGATTCGCTGGTTGTTCTCATAGGCATCCGTGATTTTCACACCGACCATGTCCAGAATTTCTATCTTTGAGAATGTAACAGCAGGGATACAACATTTGGTTTTGCCAATGATGAGCATGGAATCCAGTGATGCAGACGACACGCTCTCAATCTTCAGAATATGGACTAAATTTGTCATAGGAACGGGTAAGAATGGTTAAGTACGCATACGTACGGGTAAGTACGGGAAGGAAAGAAAAGCCTTGTCTTGTAGGCCGAAACAATTGTTGATTTTTTTATTTTTTAACACTCTCATGTTTGTAGCCTCTCGATACATTGACTCCGCATTCGCGGTAGCTGTCTTTTATTCTTGTGAACTTCTGTTTCAGATTGTCATATCTGTCTTCTTTGATGCCGTTCTTATACATCCAATCCTCAATGAGGTATTTCACAGGCACACTCCTGACAGCTGTGCTGGTAAGATCCTCCCACATGTGCATCGAGAACAAATCGTTGATAGCTTCAGCAATAGCCTTTTTGCCCGGAACGGACAGGTAGTTATAGGATTCAGGCTTCTTAGATTGAGAGAAAGGAATGCAGATAGCCAGTTCATCGTCTTTCTTTTCTTCTGGAATTGCGTCAGACGGACGGAGGCGCAGGAAATGCCTTATGACATTGTTGACATTAGACTGTGCAGGGAATTGGCACGGCTTTCCGAAATGGTGTTCGCACCAATCAATCTCATAGGCAGGTAGTTTGATATATATTTTAAATTCACTCATAATCAGGTTTTTCCGGGACAAAGTTACAAAAACTCCCATTTAAAAACAAGATTTTCCAGATAAAAATAATATCCGCACATGTATATCAAAATGGCGCACTCAACTGCACACAACTGCACACATTTTTATAAGTAGCTGATAATTAATGTCTTAACCTATATTTTTCTTGTGTGCATTTTCTAAAAAGTGTGTGCAAAATAGGTTTTTTGTGTGCAAAAGGATTCCTTGTGTGCAGTGTGTGTGCAGTCGTGTGCGAAATGTGTGCAGACATCTTGGGATTTTAGAATTTTATATTCTTCTGATTTTCAGTGCGTTAAGTTTTTGTGTGCAGTTGTGTGCAGTTGTGTGCAGTGTTTTTCTCGCATGCGCGCGCGCAAAGAAAAACTAAAAAGAGAAAAAAAGAGACCCGGTGCTCACGCATCAGGCCCCTCTCCCTCTAGAAAAACATCAAGTCACTAATCTATTAAAACAGTCTCGGATTCCTCCTTTCTTCCCTTTCTCTATCCTCTTTTACCTGCTCAGCTATTTCCCTGGCTTCGGCTTCTTCTTCCTTCACATACTCCAGGTTCATATCGAACTTTTCTTTCAGCTGGAGATAGTCGAAGCACATGCACCTGTCGAACTTGCAGATTTCGATGGTTTTGACATTTCCACCACCGATAGGCCTATACTCCACAAGAGGTTTACCGTCCTGGTACACCTTCCATCTCTCGGAAGCTTTGTTCCCAAGGTATGCGCTGCTGGTAGTCATATAGTAGCGGATTGAGTCCTTGGACATGACACTGTCGCCCTGGCGCTTGGCCACCCATTTGTACTGTCCGATGAAATGGGTAAGGCGTACCATCAGGATAGGCGTCTCCGTATGGAACTCACGGTCCACCTTGTCTGTCTTCAGATTCTTGACATACTTTATCTTGAAGTCAGAGTCTGCGAAAATCAAGCCTTCCTCATAGAGGTAGGTCATGGCGTTCCATAGGTTGCCCAGCTCGTTGTTGCTTACCACCTCGCTGTTCTGGCGCTTGATGCCCTCGATACAGAGGTTTTTCATTTCCTCATATTCAAAAGGAATGCCCAGGGTCTTGTAAAGAACCTTATAAGATGTCAGCAGGATTACCCAGTTACGCCAGAGACGGTCTTCTATCTCATTGCCGTCGATGGAGTCGTACACCTCGTTGGTTACCTCGTTGTACGTTTCATAGAAGGTGCTCTCGAACATTTTCCGGTGCGAGAGGATCTCTCTGGTAAGATGCTGCAGTCCCATCTTCCTGATATCGGCCAGGCGGTTAAACCGGTCCTTTGCTTCCCTGTCGTGCGATGTGGTGTCATGTGTGAGGAATATCATCCTGGAGAACATGGCGATATCGAGTGTCGGCATCTCCTGGCCCGAAACAATTACACCGCAATCGACAGGCGTCTTCTCGATCTGTTTTCCCTTGTCGATATCCATGCGGGCCCGCCCTACTCCATCATAGCATCCTTTGATGATCTCAATGATGCGCATGTCTAGCGTGTTCTTATACTCGTCGAGGTGTACCATGCCATTTGCGGACATGGCCAAGGCCTGCGAGAGACCTGGAGCCGTCGTATTACGAAGGTTCAGTGGTCTATCGCCTACGGTAAAGAAGCGCATGAGGGTGATTCCGAGCTCAGACTTACCGGAGCCCTTTGGACCGAAGAGGTTCAACAATGGGAAGTTGGTTGTGTAGGATGTAATGACATCCCTGAAGATGCTTGCCAGCAGATAGCAGATTGCTATCTTCGCATTGTCACCGAATACGCTGGCCATGATATTCGAGAAATCGGGAAGTGATATGGAGCTGTGACCTTCCGGCATGATGAACTGTCTTTCAAACCCGAAGTAGGACGTGTCCTCAGCATAGATTTCGCTGGCACCCTGCAGGTAGTAGTTGTCCATGCTCTTGTTGACATCATGGAGATGGACGATACCCATGTTATCTGCAGGGTACCACTCATCATCGTATATGCAGCCGTTGCCGAAAGCCCAGAAGCCTTTCTTTTGCCATCCGTACTGTCGTACCTTGATGGCTGTTCCTGTGATATCATAGAGGTACTTCTTGAGCTTCATGAGTTCCTCTATCTTTCCGTACCATAGGAAATTGCCGTTCGACTCCACTTTTATCATGAACTTAGGCATGCTGACAAGTTCCTCAGCAGTCAACTCGAGAGTGCGTTTCACCCCGTCTATGTTTGTTATCTCGTAAAGTCGCCTGCTGTCATCGACGCCCATGATATGATATAACGGCTTCATCTTAAAATTGGACCATTGCTTCTCGCTTGTTTCTTCCTGTGACCAATAGCAGTTGTGACTCTCATAGAACCCGTATTTCCGCAAGTCGATGCCGGACTTCTGCTCTGTCTTGGATGCCTGCAGCTCCTTATACTTCTTCATGGAGGTGTTGACGGCGTTTTTCCACAGGTTCTTGTGGCCATAGTTAGCACCCAGCGTGTCGATGATGGCTTTTCGGTAGAGTTCATCCTTCTCAAATACCAACGTGTCACATATCTCCTTGACGACCTCACTTTTACCCATGTCGGTCATCTCGTCTTTGTATTTCTTCCTGGTGAGCCACAGCACGAAATCCTCGTTCTTGGTTTCCTCGACCTTGCTTTTTGTCTTGAAGTAGCTGTCTGCATCTTCCTTCTTTCCATCTTCCCCGACGGGAATCTCCTTCACCAGGACGCGGAACCCATTCTCCATAGCCATCTTACCGTTTTTGATGACAGCATCGATTCCTGCCTGGTCTGCATCCGGAATAAAGCAAAGCTTCGGATGGAACCTGCGGAGCTGCTCGAACTGTTCCTTGGTGAAGGCCGTACCCAGCGGTGCGATGGTGTTACATACGCCTATCTTCTGCATGCGAATCACGTCCGGAGCACCTTCCACTATATAGAAAAGCTCCTGTTTGGCACCCTCGTGCTGGGCGGTATTCATGCCGAAGAGGATCTCTGACTTATGGAAAAGGAAACTGTCGGTACCGTTGATGTACTTCGATCCTTTCTCCAGATGTTCGTCCATGGTGCGTGCTGTGTAGCTGACGATACGTCCGAAGCGGTCGCGCACGGGTATGGTCATGCGGTCATGATAGAAACCGTACTCGTTGCCCTTTTCGCTGACAACGATAAGTTTCATCTCCTTCATCAGTTCGAGGGAGAGTCCTTCTTTCTTGGCAAAGTTGATGATGCCCTGCCAGTCGTTGTTAGCGTATCCTATACCCAGCGAGTCAATCTCCTCCTTACCCCAGCGTGCCACTGCATAGCTGAGGGCAGCCTTGGCCTCCGGAGTGTCTGCATGGAGACATTCGACAAAGTATTTCTGGACGTGCTCGAAAATGATGAAGGCAGACTCCTTTTTATGGTAGAGCTCCAGTTCTTCCGGAGTGGGCTCCCGTTCTTCCACCTCTATTTTCTTGTTAAAGCGACGCGCCAGTTCCCTGCATGCCTCCGGGAAGGTCATGCTTTCCTTTTCCATAACAAAGCTGATGGGATTACCACCCTTGCCGCAGACAAAGCAATGGCAGATGTTCTTTGTCGGACTTACTACAAATGAGGGGTTTTTGTCTTCATGAAAGGGACATTTTCCCTTATAATTGACACCGCTCTTTTTCAGATCCACGCCAAACTCCTCGACTACTTCCCTGATGTCCAGGGATAGAAGGGTTTCAATATCTTCGTTTCTTATCATGACTTGAGTGTTTAGTGACCGCAAATTTACAGTCTAGGTTTTATTCTTTAAAATACCAGGCTATTATTCCACTGGTATCCAGACGTCCTCCCAGTCTATTATATCATCCCCAAAAAGTTTGGCATGTATATCATCTTGCCAATAGCGTTTTATGCCTACGCAACGGGCATAGTCCAATTCAAGGTTAGCACCGTTCGATTTTTCCCAGTCTCTCAGCATATAGATAGCATCACACTTCTTCAGTTCCTGCAGGTCGAGCAGCAGTATCTCTTTATAGAACGTGGTACCGTTCATCCTGGCTAGCCACTCAGCTTGTGCGCCAAGCCCGCTGGTCGTAGGGTTAAACACCTCGAAGCCCTTGCCCCTCAGCATGTCTTCGGCTATTTTGAACTTGGCAAGTGTTTCCGTACTCAGAACATCTTCGCCGATTTTTCCACTAATGTAAAATTTCATATCTTGTTTGTTTTAATATTCCATATCGCAGATACCTTCATCCTCTATATATCTTGGGCACCCTTCACACATCTCACGCTCAGGATAAGGGCATACTGTTTCTTCCAGGTATAGACCTGGTACCGGTTCGTCGGCAACATCCTCCACTAAGAGGCCTTTGGCTTCCAGCTTCATTTGGCAATGCGAGCAAAGTTCGTGAGTATCATCGACCCACCAGCAGTTACCGAATATCGGGCTGTAGCAGGCATGGTCATCCGTGCATCCGCATATCTTACAAACTCCGTACATATTTATATCCTTTTGTCTTTAGTTACTTTCCATACTTCACCCAGTTTCTCGATATCTATGTTGCTGATGGCGATCTTGGCAACATTGGGAGTTCTTTCATAATAGAAAAAATCCCGGTGTTCTTTCCGGACACGAAGCATGCGCTTGGCTGTTTTCGTCATATTGGTAATGGGCTTTCCGTCATAAAGCATCGTATAGATAAGTGCTGCAGCCTGTTTGTGTAGTTTAAGCTCAGATCCTTAGGCAGTCTGAGGGTGTTGCAGCAATAATATACCATGTGAGGAAGCAGACGATCATACATATATTGTGTGATAGGTTGAATGTCCCGTGTATCAAAGAAGTTCATCACCAGAACTGCTTCTTCTGCAGCACTAACTATCATTTCATAGTTTCTCAGCTCTAAGTCTTTGCGCTGCTCGACGTTCATCCAGTCGGCTCCCTTCTGGGTGGGTTTGATTCGGCCAGAGCGGACTGCCTTCAGCCATTCCTCTACCTTATCCCTATCCATGGAGCGATGACGGAACCTTTTGCCGGCAACGGTTAACTCAGCCACGTATCTGATATACCTGGTACCACGCTTATATGCTCCTTTACACCCTTTGTCGTGGTATTCCTCGTAGA